AATCCAGTTAACAACATGAGGCCAAACTACAAACGTAAACTATATGAGGACACTTTCAATGATAGAATGAAACGTATCCGTCGAGAAGAAATGCAAGATGCAGTGTACAGAGCTTTACCTAGAGGAGGCGTACCTGCGGTAAACAGACCAGCACAAAGAGCTGGATACGGTAGCACAGCTAGAGCACGGGGTGCTGCCGTAACCGGAGAAATGAAATACTTTGACTGCGAACGTGACAGTGGGGCTATCAGTGCCGTTACCACCACGTGGGTAGCAGGATGCATGGTAGATCCCACGAGGACCATCAATTTAGGAGATGCGTCAGTAGCTACTCCTCTTTGTTTGTTTGCACCAAAAGTAAGTGCTGCTCTCAACGGGAGAATTGGCCGGAAAGCACACGTGTACAAAGTCCGTATAGCGGGTACAATCAAAATACCTCCTCAAACTGCACAAGGGACAGCTGATGCGTCCCCGACAATAAGATTAGCTCTTGTACTTGACAAGCAGTCAAATGCTGCTCAAATGACAGCAGCTACTTTGTTCAACGACGCAGCAGGAGCTGAGACTACTATCACTTCGTTCCAGAATCCGAACAACTTCGGCAGATTCAGAGTGTTGAAGGAAAAATATTATCAATTTTCCAACGTTAACCTTGCGGGTGATCCTACTGCGGCTAACTTGGTGCAATGCGGATGTACTATCAACTTCAAGATGAGCGTTTCATTCAAACAACCTGTTCAGGTTAATTTCAACGCAACAAACGGGGGTACCGTTGCCGATATCATAGATAACTCCTTACACATTGTGTGCGGAGCTACTTCCGTGGCGATGGCCCCTGTCATAGCTTACTACTCCCGGGTTTGCTACAAGGAATAAAATGTTTACTTCTAAGGGTGTAAAATAGATCTATAGAATGCTTATGCTGCCCCGAGCAGTCCTCACGGGTGATGTTTACATGGTAACGGGGTCAGTTTACATGGTAACGTAGTCAGTTTACATGGTAGGGCCGAACAAAGATTTAGAATCCCGATTTGCACGGGCGTGCTACGGCTCGCGGAAGGAAGGATTCGGGGATTGTCCCGAAAGGGATGGAGGAGGGGGGATGAGGGATTAATTGTAATTTATTAATTATCCAAAAATGGATCATACAAAGGGTCAAAAGCATCGGGTTCCAACTGTTGCCATAAGGGACGGAAATATTCCCTAGTCAGACTCTTCTGATAGAGAGGATGATATTGATGCCGATGCGGTTGCGTCGGAGTTGGAATCTCCGCAAACTCCGTCTCGAAGTCCACTTCCTCTTCCTCCTCGCTCTCGGAGCTCGACAGGGTCTGGAATAGCTCCTGACTCTGAAGAGTCTGCGGATCTATCACAGTCAGCGGATAGGTCCATGGCATCCGCTGGGAGTAATCCGGCCAAATGGGAGAAATGAGGGGATTCAGAAACACGTTCTCGGACTTGTCCAAAGATAGTGTCTCGGAACACGTCATAGCCGTCTTCATGTCCGTCAACGTCGACAGATAACGTAATTCTCCGTTCGAGTTGTGCAATGTCTTCTTCAGTTCTGAGGTTCCACATGGCACGGGCTGACTTGGGGGTGGTAATGATAATGAAGAGAGGCTGCCAGAGGACAAACCCTCCCTTGAAGGGTACGGAGAACCGGTAACGATCGAGAAGCCGGAGTATAGTCGAGAATTTGCAGTGATTTGTCCTGTAGTCGTCAAGAACTGCGACTCTTTGTCCGTCGTAACCGTCGAACCACTGTAAGGAGGCGTTGCTGACCCAGACGTCGGACCCACAACCGAGGTACTCAGCAAGTTCAAGTGCGCACCTTGTCTTTCCAACACCGGTGCTTCCGTGGAGCCAAAGTACGAATGGTTGTATATGTCCCTGTCTTTCTCTAAATGCTTGTGAGACAGAGGTCAGTCCTTTCGGATAACGAACGTAGGTAGCAACGGTAGGTAAATCCGCCGTAAGTATTAAGTCACGGATGGATGTACCCTCCTTGAGTATAGCTATTGCGTCTTGTAGGTCATTGCGCTTACCTTGTTGAGGCATTGTTCCGTACTCATAAGGTTCCTTGTCTTCCTTAGTACAGTACTCTCGTGATTGCGCAGGTGTACCCTTCATCACTTCAATGTGCGCACGTGTGAAACCAGGCATGTTCTTCAACGTTGTAAATGCGACCTGTTTTCCGAGTATGCATGCGCCTTGTATGTGCTTTCGTTGAGTCGTCGGACAAGTCTCGTTAGCTGCAATCAACCACTTAGGAGTGAGTGTCTTGAGACAGGCCATGTCGTGAGCCAATTGCTGTGTAGTACCGTTTATCGTAAAGACGAACCGACTGAAGCGTAATCCATGACTGTTACGTCTAGCTCCATCTCGTTGTTGTACTTGGTTAGTTCTCATCAGGACGTGTTGTTAGCAGGTGTGTCGGGTAGTCGGATATTCTTATCCGTCTACTATTGCCTTTTAAAGTATAGGTAACTCCGGGTTATTGTAGTCGGACACTGTTCTGTCGTTAGATTTTATCAATTTTATTCTTCAATAGGCCAATCATACAGCGAGATTTTATCAATTTTATTCTTGGATTTTATCAATTTTATTTCTCCATTCAAAAGGGGTACCCAATTCTCTCGCCAAAAAGTTGTTATGAGCGTGTGTCAAACGGGATGGTGGGCACGGTGGGAGACCATTCAATGGCAAAAAAAGCCAACAGAGAAAACATCGAAGCGGGTTCGAACTCTAGACGTCCGCCTAGGCAGTCTGGGGCCTTACCGGCTGCGATGATCCCTCTCTGGCGAGAGGTATGGTTGTGGAGTCTGGGTCAGGCAGGCCAAGTCTTGCGCCTTGCGCCTGCGCCTAGGAGGTGCCGGGTAATACTATACCGGCACCTCCTAGTGGCTAGTTCACTTTGTGTACGTGAACTCTCTGTACGTTTCATACACCACAGGAGGTCCCATATTTGGAAATACCAAGCCGATA